CCAAATCCATTTTTGCCACCGACAATTTTCTTCTCTTCTTTGTTGTAATTTGTAGAAGTTCGCAGCCGACCAAAGATCAATTCAGGAACCCATACACCTTCTTTTTGTGCTACATCGATTCCATTGCCATCATTTATCATAACAATAGTTCCATCATCTTGGATTGCTACATCAATGTAGGTAACTGGTAATGAATTGTCTACACCAGATGCAACTTTGGATGCCATACGGACAACATGGTCTCTACAATTGACGATGGCTTCATCAAAGAGCTTGAATAGTCCTGGAACATAGCTAATATTTTTTTCAATAATTTTATCAGATTCTTCATTGAGGATCCAGATATGAGAATCGACGGTTTCAACAGATCCAATATAGGTATCTGGATTATCGAGGATATGCTGCTTATCAGTCTTCTCTTCCACATTAAAGAATAATTCACTATTGTTTGTATTTGTAAGGGTATTCATGATAATAGATATAGTATGATATAAGATGTAATCATATGTTTAAATAGATTTCAATTTTATTTAAAATTAATAAATATTCGATATATAAACATAAACATAAATATACATATTTATTAATGTCATTTGGAAAATATACTTATGGAACACCTAACATATATTGGCAAAACGATAATGCAAAATTAGTGGTAGGAAATTTTTGTTCGATAGCAGGAAACGTAACAGTATATTTAGGAGGTAATCATAGAACTGATTGGGTTACTACATATCCATTTGGTCATATACATCAAAATACATTTAATAATTTTAATGGCATAGGGCATCCATCAACCAAGGGAGATGTAATTATTGGAAATGATGTATGGATCGGTTCTGATGTGACAATTATGTCAGGTGTAACAATTGGGGACGGAGTTGTAATTGCAAATAATAGTCATGTTGTTAAAAATATAGAACCATATGGTCTAATTGGAGGAAATCCAGCAAAATTAATTAAATATAGGTTTACAAAAGAGCAAATTGAAAAACTATTAGAAATTAAATGGTGGAACTGGGATGATGAAAAGATAAATAAATTTACACCATTATTGTGTAATAATAATATCGATGAATTTATAAAATCGGCAATTTAAATTATATAAATATTAAAGAAATAAATTAATAAATATTAATATACATATTTATTAATGTCATCAAGTCAGAATTTTATGCCTGGTCGTGTGCCGGGAAATGCAAAACATCTAAGGCGATTAATAGAGTATAATAGTAAGATTGCTTTTTTTAATTTAGAGTCTAAAATTGTAGGCGATAATCAAGATTATTTCTGCGAATGTTTTCAGGATAAAGTGAATCGTATGAAGCAAGGATATAATGATCCAATGCAGACAAATTCAGAACGTATTTCACAACTAACAACGAATTCTTTAGGAGGAAGAACTACGTTTGGTAATTTTAATGTGCCTGCAAAAATAACCTATTTGGGTGGTATTGAGGGACAACCGGGCGGAATACCTCGACCTCCTAGAAATACATTTTAAGTTTTAAGTTTTAGGATTTATTTTAAATTTTAGTTAAATAAATTCTTTGTCATATCTTTAGTCGAAAAAATCTTAAAATAAGTTTTTTTCTGAATAATATATATAATGCACAGTCAAACAATTGGAACTCGAGCTCAAGTATGGCACGGAACTGCCAAAAAGACATCAGGTGGATTAACCAAGTCAAATTTAATGAAGAACAAGGCTGGACGTATTGTTTCGCGAGCGAAGCATAACACCGCCAAGAGAGAAATGCGTTTAGTTAAGCACGGTTATGGAACCAAGAAGGGGGAGTTTGGTTTTGTCAAGCTTGGATCTCATAAGCGATCGCATAAGAGATCGCATAAGAAGAGAAAGATGCGTGGTGGATCAGATGATATGATGCCAGATATGATGTCAGATATGATGTCTAAAATGGATATGACAGGTGGTGCCGGTATGGGTTCTTTGACTCCTGCCAATATTAACGCTGACTATATGATTAAGGATGTTGTTGCACAACAATTTAGCCCTTTAGATCGTGCTTTGGTTGGCGGTCGAAGACGAAGTCGAAGCCGTAAACAACGCGGTGGCTACTATGGCAATGCATTTTCTCCTGCTGATGCTATGGGTCAAGGCATTGATGGTCAAGGTATTACCAACTACAATGCGGCTGGATCTAATAGTGTTCAAGAGGCGGCTGGTATGGCTGGTGGCAAGAGACGCCGAAGAAGGCATATGTCGATGATGGGTGGAACCGGAAGCCGAGGATATGCTCCCATGAGTCTTGGTGCAGATGATGTTCAAATGAGAGCTGGTCTTGGAAATTAAATTTCATCATAATACAAATAATACAAATAATATAATTAATTTTTAAAATAAATATATTATTAACTTCTGCTTAGCTAAAAACCCAATCAGAACTAACAAATTTGTCAAATTTCACATATTCAGCCAAATGCTGTGATAAAAATTTCTCAAAAAAATGCTTACTAACAATAGGACTAAAAACTCCTTCAACTGCATTTTTTGCTTGAATATAAGACTTGTAGTTTTGATATAAGTCATCAAAAGATATTAAAGAAACATCAGGCTGTTGCTCTTGTTTATAGTAAGCAAGCATCTCATTAATATCATCATATTTAGACCATAAATTGCAATGAATATTAGTAACATACTTGTTATCAATGACTTCAACACCAGGATAAAAATAATGCCAGATCATTTTAATAATCTCTTTATCAGAAATATTAATAGACGTTTTGTTAGTTTGTTTATATAAACATGCAATCTCATCAATTTCATATTCTTCATCGCATAACTTAGTAGAAATTAAATCATCAGTTGTAATTGTAATATGTTTTTCCCAAAAGGACAGGAAGCTACTAACATTAGGTAAAAATTTGCTTGTTACATTAGTAAAGACAATATCATGAATACTATTTTCTGTAAATGTTAGTTGTGATTTCAATAAGGTCTTTAAATTATTCGAATACATCATATTAGGCACATTTATGCTCGATAAATAAAGCTTCCAAATATAGTGCATATTCTTCCATGATAAATTGTATATATTTGTTGCATTAGAATTATTTAGAGTGTTTGTAGATACTTGTTCAATACATTGACTAACAAATTGATCAACTATTTTGTTAGTTGTATTTAATGAAAAGAACATTATATATTCTTTAATTGGATCTTCATTAGGCAAGTTAATTAGAAACTGATCAGAACTACCATATCTTTCTGAATAATGTGCAGCAACACTAAGTAAATCGATTCCTATTTTGTTTAACACATCCTTAATTAAATCAGTTGCAATAGAATTAAAGTTATCATTGGTTTTAATTAAACGATAACCTAACAAATTATGAGTTTCATGATATTTGGATATGAAATTACTCATAATTGAATTACCAGTTGTAATGTATGCAATAGAATCAATAAAAGATATGAGTTTTTTTATATTTGAATTAATGAAAAATAAGTTACACTCTGGTCCTACATTTTTCTTCAAAATACAATCGCCGATAACTGTTAAGAAATATTTTGCTTCTGTTTTGGTTTCAAAAATTGTATTTAAAAATCCCAGCACATTTTGAATTGTATATGTTTCAGGCACAGATTTAAAAAGCGATCGATCTTTGATTTGTTTAAGGATATTCTGCTTTGTTTTATGCTTCCATGCAATTAATTTACCTTCATCCGTAATAGTTGAAAGCAAATGATGATGAATGTCATCTTCTTTTACAATCTTGTATGTTTTGCCATCATATTCGTAGAAAAGATTGTTATATGGCATATAAAAATATTGATGCTTACTTAGAAACACTTTGTAAAAATTATCTTGCTCTAGAGTAAGTTCATTAATTCTTGAAACACGCTCTAAATACCGTTTATTTTCAGTTTCTAATATAGCAGGCAAATTTGTTAGATGCATTTGTAGCCTTTGTAAAATATACGGATTGTCTTTGTATTTTTCGAAAAGATCTGAAATATTCAGATTCAGATTTAAATTTAAATTAATATATTCTTCTTTATTTTCTGTATCTTGCATATATTTTATACTACTTGAAGTCGTTTTAATACAGTTTATAATATAATTATTTAATTAATTGTTATAATATAAATTTAATATTTAATATTTAATATTTTAACTCATAAGTATTTAAAGGTTTGTGTTTAAAAATGAATATAATGTCCCAATTTAATAAAAATCCTGTATTGAATGAAGGAAATGTTTTAACTATAAAAACTGTTCAAATTGCTCCTTTTCGAACTTTAATGACCGCTCTAAAAGATATTCTTTTAGAAACAAATATTTCATTTCAGCCCGATGGTATTCGTATTATTAATATGGACAAGTCTCACACCATTTTAGCTCATTTGTATTTAGCTGCACAGAATTTTGAATCTTATGAATGCAAGCAAGAAAAGATCATTATCGGTGTCAACATGTTTCATCTATTCAAATTAATAAATTCAATTGACAATGATGATACACTAACAATTTACATTGAGAATGCGGATTATTTTGACGGAATTGTCTCCTATTTGGCTTTAAAATTTGAAAATGGTGATATTAAGCAATGCAAAACACAGAAGCTAAAGTTGATCGAGCCCGAGCCCGAAGAGCTAGAATATCCTGAAGTAAAGTTTAGCTCTATTATTAATTTGCCTTCTGCGGATTTCCAGAAAATAATTCGCGATCTTTCATGTATTTCCGATAAATTAGAAATCAAATCTGTAGGCAATGAGCTTATATTTAAGTGCAAGGGTCAATTTGCAGAAGCTGAAATTCATCGAGCGGAATCGGATGGATCGATGGGTTTCAGTTTGAAACCAGATTCGTCTAAGATTATTCAGGGTGAGTTTTCTCTTAAAAATCTTGGTTATTTCATCAAATGCACCAATTTATGCTCTCAAATTGAAATCTACTTGGAGAACGATTTGCCTCTGGTTGTGAAGTATGATGTGGCGAGTCTTGGTTCTATTAGGCTCTGTCTCTCAAGCCTTCCGTAACCGTAGTGTCTTTCAATGTTATCGTAAATGCTCACAAAATATTATAAAGCAAAATTATTTGAATATTCAAATATTCAAATACTTATCAATTAAATTAAATTATATATTTTAAAAATATAATATATAATATGTCTTACAAAAGTTATACCAATTATTTAGGCGCGCAACGATGTTGTAACACATCTACTGTAACAAAAGGATCACAAGGTCCTGTAGGTCCTGCTGGACCAATAGGACCAATTGGATTGACAGGGTTTACGGGAGCGACAGGACCAAGAGGTGCAACAGGAATTGGATGTCAAGGTCCTCCTGGCCCTCCTGGCCCTTCTGGAGGTGCAACAGGTGCTACAGGTGCTCAAGGTGCTCAAGGTGCTCAAGGGGTTACAGGTGCTACAGGTGCTCAAGGTGCTCAAGGTGCTCAAGGGGTTACAGGTGCTACAGGTGCTGAAGGTGTAACAGGCGCAACAGGAGCTACGGGTGCAACAGGAGCTACAGGAGATACGGGCGCAACAGGCGATACAGGAGCAACAGGCGCAACAGGAGCTACGGGTGCAACAGGAGCTACAGGCGATACAGGAGCAACAGGTGCAACAGGTGCAACAGGTGCTACAGGTGCTACTGGCGCAACAGGCGCAACAGGCGCAACAGGCGATACAGGCGCTACAGGTGCTACAGGAGCAACAGGTGCAACAGGTGCAACAGGTGCTACTGGCGCAACAGGCGCAACAGGCGATACAGGCGCTACAGGTGCTACAGGAGCAACAGGTGCAACAGGTGCAACTGGATCTACTGGAGCTCAAGGACCGTCATTTGTAATTAATGCTATTAATCAAGAAGTTTTTAGTAAAACAGTTAAACTAAGTAGTATTTATTATACAAATCAAACTTCTATTAAAACTAGTGATGTTGTTGCAGAACTAGATAATTTTACAGATAATCAACAAATATATACATTTGGTCCTACTATTCCTAATCGATGGGTTTCTGTTGGTAATGGTCCGGTAATTACATATTCTTCTGATGGATTAAATTGGTTTCCAGCAAATACTAACGGTTTATTAGGCCGTAATGTTTTTGGAGTAGAGTGGAATGGAATATTATGGGTAGCAGTAGGAGAAGGAGATAATTGTGTTTGTTATTCATATGATGGTATGATTTGGAATCCTTCACGAAGTCCTTTTCTCTTTAGTCTAAGAGGTTATTGCGTTGCATGGAATAACATTATGTGGATAGTAGGAGGAGATGATGGTGGTTTAAATACCAATAATATGTGGTATTCATATGATGGTATGAATTGGAAAAAGAATGCATCTCCTGATCTTGGTATAGTTTATGATATTGCATGGAATGGTAATATGTGGATCGCTGTTGGCGATACTTATTCAATTGTATATTCATATGATGGTTTAAATTGGACCCAAGTTACAACCGTAAATGCGTTTGGCACAGCACGTGGAATAGCATGGAATGGCGATATGTGGATTGCTCTGGGATCAGACACTGGAACCCTTGCACGACAAATAGGATATTCATACAATGGACTCGATTGGTTTGGTATAACAAATTTATTTAGTTCAACAGGATATGATATAAAATGGAATGGAATTATGTGGATTGCTACAGGAGATGGAGCTGTTCCAATTTATTATTCATATGATGGATTTTTTTGGGACACTTGTATTATTAATGGATTAGTAGGAGAATATTATTCTCTTTGTTGGAATGGAACAAGATGGATAGCAATTGATAATGTAAATACTAATAATTTAATATACTCGAATAATGGAATAAATTGGATATCTAAACAAAATCTAGGGCAAAGCCAAGGATATGGAATTGCTTATAATAGAAAAAGACAAGACACGATAACTTTTCCTAAAAATAGATTGGTTGCGGTAGGCACCAATTTTTTATTATTCTCAGATGATGGTGTAAATTGGAATGCAACACCTATTTCGTCTTTACCTGTAGTATTTACAACAGGATATGGTGTCGATTGGAATGGTGAAATATGGGTAGCAGTTGGAATACCAGATCTTACAACATCTACATCTACATCTATAGCATATTCATATAATGGTTCCGAATGGACAAATGCTACAAATATATTTACAGTAGGAATAAGTGTAAAATGGAATGGTTATATGTGGGTTGCAGTTGGAGTAAAAAATGCAGTAACATTTGACGTAACTGCAGCATATTCATATGATGGAATTTGTTGGAAATCAGTTTATCAAGAACCATTTAGAGATGCTGGATACTCTGTCGATTGGAATGGAACAATATGGGTTGCTGGTGGGGGTTCGAATACTAATCCATCATTATCATATTCATTTGATGGAGATGTTTGGAACCCGGTAACAACAATTATTCAATTTAATTGTTATACTGTGGTTTGGAATGGAACAATATGGGTTGCTGGTGGTGATGAAATTTCTGGTTCAGGTTCAGGCTTGGG